GTACAAACGGCGTATTAACCGCCTATGGTGCAGTAGGTGCAGTTAGTAACGTAGCCAATCTTATTGTAAAAAACGATGATGCAATCGATGAGACAGCCGTTATTTCTGCTCTAGTAGGAGAGTCAGCTGCAAAATACGTTGCACGCTATCCAGGCTTAATTGGTAACTCTTTAAAAGTTTCAGTTTGCGATACCGCAACCGCATATTTTTCTAACACATTAATTACCGGTGGTAATGCAAATCTATCAGCAAATGGTGAACTTACTTGCATCGTTGCTACAACAGGCTCAAACAGCCACATCTTAAAGATAGCTAATTCTTCTTCTGGAACAGTAACAGAAGCCAACACAAGAGCTACAACTCTTAACGGATTTCTTACCGTTGGAGATTTAATTGAGCTTGGTAACTCAACAATTGGTACTCAGTACTTAAGAATTACATCTATAGGTTCTGTATCGACAAACTCTACCCACGCTTACTTTAATATTAATACTGAATCTAACTATACATTAACATCGTTTGGAGATGTTGTAACTTCAAACAATGCTACCGTAGCTAGCGGTTATTTAAAGCGTCATTGGGAGTATGCATTTAGTGTTGATTCAACACCTGGTACTTCTAACTACACAAAGAATTTTGGTAACTCTAGTGCAGTGGATGAAGTTCACGTTGTCGTAGCAGATCAAGACGGTCTTATCTCTGGTGTGCCTGGAACTGTTTTAGAAGTATATCAAGGACTTTCTAGAGCAACAGACGCAAAATTAGAAGACGGTGCTACTAATTATGTTAAAAATGTAATTAATCAAAGCTCACAATTTGTATACTTTGCTAACGATAGGGCAACTGGTGGATCCAATACAGCTGTTAATATGGCCTCTTTAGCAAATACAGTTCCATTAACCCTCTCCTTAACCGGAGGTTCCGATGGACTCAACGAAGAGAATGTTCCAATGAATATTCTTCAGGCTGGCTACGATATGTTTGAGTCAGCAGAAGATGTAGATATCTCTTTAGTTCTTCAAGGTAAAGCAAGAGGCGGTACAAATAGTGCCCAGCTCGCACAATACATTATTGACAACGTTGCTGAAAAGAGAAAAGATTGCGTGGCTTTCATTTCTCCAGATAGAGCAGACTCTGTTCTTAATTCTTCTAAGCAGGAATCTCAAGATACCGTCTCGTATCGTAACAGTCTTTCTTCAACATCGTATGCCGTGCTTGATTCCGGATACAAGTATCAATATGACAAATACAATGATGTCTACAGGTACATTCCATTAAACGGTGATGTAGCTGGCTTATGCGTGAGAACAGATGATACAAGAGATCCTTGGTTCTCTCCAGCAGGATTCAATAGAGGTGTAATTAAAAATTCTGTAAAGCTTGCTTTTAATCCAAGCAAGGCAGACAGAGACCTTCTCTATAAGAATGGCGTTAACCCTGTAGTAACATTCCCAGGTCAAGGCACATTGCTGTTTGGTGACAAGACTCTGCTTACCAAGCCTTCTGCATTCGATAGAATTAACGTTCGCAGATTGTTTATTGTGCTTGAGAAAGCAATTGCTACAGCAGCTAAATTTACACTGTTTGAATTTAACGACGAGTTTACTCGTGCACAGTTTAAAAACTTAGTAGAGCCTTTCCTAAGGGATGTGCAAGGTCGAAGAGGTATTTACGACTTTAGAGTAGTTTGCGATGAAACAAATAACACCCCAGAAGTTATTGATCGTAACGAGTTTGTTGGAGACATTTACATTAAGCCAGCTCGCTCAATCAACTATATTCAATTGAACTTCGTGGCAGTTAGAACTGGTGTTGAGTTCTCCGAGATTGTTGGACAGTTTTAATAAATAACAACAGACAAGGAGACACTAAATGGCTTTCAATGTAAACGAAATTAGAAGTCAATTAACACTTGGAGGAGCTCGTAACACGCTCTTCCAAGTTACGATTCAAAACCCCGCTAACAGTGTTGCAGATATTAAGGTTCCTTTTCTAGTTAGAACAGCTCAGATTCCTTCTTCCGATCTGGGCGTTATAGAAGTGCCTTACTTCGGACGCAAAATTAAATTAGCTGGAGACAGAACGTTTGCCGATTGGACAGTCACCGTTATTAACGACGAGGACTTTTTAATTCGTAACGCTATGGAGCAGTGGTCAAATCAGATTAACTCCCTTAGAGGTAATCTGCGCACATTTGGTGCTGCATCCCCATCGCTTTATAAAGCAAACGCTCAAGTTGTTCAGTATTCAAAAACAGGTGTGCCTATTAGAACTTACACCTTCAACGGTATCTTCCCACAAGTGGTGTCAACCATTGATTTAGATTGGAATGCAACAGATACTATTGAAGAGTTTACAGTTACCTTCCAGTACGACTGGTGGGAGGTTACTGGTGGAGTAACTGGCAACGCCGGTGGCGCTTAATATTAATGATAGCGGGCCCTCGAGGCCCGCTTTTCCTATTGAGGTTTAAATGAGATTATTCGGATTTGAAATAAAACGCCAAGATAAAGAACCTGAACCACAATCGTTCGCACCGCCACAGGAAGATGACGGTGCTGTAATTGTTGCTGCTGGTGGTGTATATGGCACCTATGTTGATCTAGAAGGATCAGCTAAGACAGAAGCAGAACTAGTAACAAAGTATAGAGATATGACTAACCAGCCTGAAGTTGATCAGGCTGTAGATGACATAGTTAATGAAGCAATTGTAAGTGAACCAGAAGTAGAAACTGTTTCACTTAATCTAGACAAGACAAATACTTCACCTAACATAAAAAAACTTATTATTGAAGAATTTGAAAATATTAAAAAGCTTTTAAATTTTGATAATCAAGCCTTTGATATTTTTAGAAGATATTATGTTGATGGACGCCTTTACTATCATGCTATCATAGATGATAAAAAGCCTGAACTTGGACTTAAAGAATTAAGATATATTGATCCTAGAAAAATTAGAAAAATAAAAGAGATTAAAAAGAAAAAAGATCAAGTTACTGGAGCAACACTTACAGAAAAGGCTGCAGAGTATTTTCTTTATAGTGAAAAAGGATATTACAATGCCGGTAATAGTAACCTTGGCAATCAAGGAATGACTGGTGGTATAAGAATTGCTAAAGATAGTATTATTCATATTACATCCGGCCTAATGGATACAAATAATACTATAGTTTTATCGCATCTGCATAAAGCAATAAAAGTTCTTAACCAGCTTAGAACTTTAGAAGACGCTACAGTAATTTATAGAATATCTAGAGCGCCTGAGCGTAGAATATTTTATATCGACGTCGGTAACTTGCCAAAGATGAAGGCCGAGCAGTACCTACGTGACATGATGATACGTCATAAGAATAGAGTCGTTTACGATTCACAGACAGGTGAAATAAGAGACGACCGTAAGTTTATGACAATGCTTGAAGATTACTGGCTGCCAAGACGCGAAGGTAATAAAGGTACAGAAATTACTACTCTTCCCGGGGGTCAGAACCTAGGTGAGATGACCGATGTAAATTATTTTCAAAAGAAATTATATCGCGCATTAAATGTGCCTGGATCAAGATTAGAAGCTGAGCAGACATTTAATGTAGGAAGATCAACAGAAATTACTCGCGATGAAGTAAAGTTTTCTAAGTTTGTAAATCGTTTAAGAAGCAAATTCTCTTCTTTGTTTTTAAAGAGTCTAGAAAAGCAACTAGTGCTAAAAAAGATTATGACTCTTGAAGAATGGCAAGACATTTTACAAAGCATTAAGTTTGATTATGCTAAAGACAATTACTTTGCCGAGCTTAAAGAGATAGAAGCAATAAGAGAGCGTGTTTCAATACTTAGAGACATTGATGACTTTGCTGGTAAGTACGTATCTCATGCATGGGTTAGAAAGAATGTTCTTCGTCAAACGGAAGAAGAAATAGAACAAAATGATGAGGAAATGCAAGCAGAACTTGATGATCCTAGATACGCAGCACCTGATCCTCCTCCTAGTGAAACTGATGGAAGTCAAGGTGATAGTACGCAATTAGACAATGAAAGACCACAATAAATAAATATTTGGAGACAATAATGGAATACTCAATACAAGATATTATTGACGGAGCTGTAGAAAACGAACCTACTAAAGTGCAAGCAGCTTTTGACGGTATTATTGGCCCAAGAGTACTTGCTGCTTTAGAAGCTAGGAAGAGAGAGATTGCTACAGCAATGTTCTCTCAACAAGAAGCAGAAGTAGAACAAGAAAACAACACAGAGGTTTCTAACGATGAAAACACTGAGCCAGCTACAGAAAATAATTAAGCAAGCTCAAGGTACAACTGGTACCACAGCTTATCGTCCCAAAGGTGGAGACGAACAACAGTTTATGGATAAACATGTTATTCAAAAAACTGATGATGCTAATGGAAATGGAGACGAAGTCTTCAATGGTACAGGTGTAAAAAAAATTGATCGTAAAAAAGAGCTCCATGGATACGAGCCAGGTGAAGACGCCGCTGTGCATGAAGAGATTAATGAGATTAGCAAATCAACACTTGGATCGTATGTTAAAAAAGCATCTGTTGACATGTCTAATAGAAGTGCAGAGGTAGAAAAAGATTTAGCTACTGCAAAATCTGATTATAGCATGATGAGAAGACATGGATTTAAAAAGAAAATAGCACAAAATATGATGAAAAAAGATGTTGACACCGCACTTTCAAAA